GTAGCATTATTAATGATTGTTAATGGAGAGATTAAAGAACATAGAATACAAGAATCTATGTCTGTTTGTTTAAAAGGTAAACGAATTGCTATGCGTACTAATAATAGTAGAAATGTAGATTACCAATGTATAAAATCTAAAGCAGAAACAGAGATATATATGGGTGAAAAATCAATCGTAAATTTAATATTAAAATGATAGATAAATTTATATATAAATGCTGTGATGTATTAGATAAGTATAGTGAATGGGTGAATGAATTTTTCTTCGCACCAAAATGTAAATGTAAAAGAAAGAAAAAGAAATGAAATTTATATTAGTAATAAGTTTATGTTCGTTTGTAAATAATGAATGTTTACCACCAGTACAAGTTACTACTCAATACGAGTCTTGGAAAGAATGTACTGTTGCAGCATTAACTATATCTAANGATATTATTGTACAACAAAAAGATGAAGATGTTAACATAGCTAAGTTAGCAACTAAATTTATGTGTGAAGAAATAAAAGAAACTTAAGAATGAAAAACATCTGATGCAATTTTTTCTAAGTCTTCAGATAACAAACTAAACTTAGCATCACACTCTCTCAACAAAGCTTTAATGACACCAGCATTTTGTTTTTTAAAATGTAAAGCAATTTTATCCATTGGATATTTAGACAACTCAGTAATGAATTGTCCTTGATTATTAATCAACAATTTGAAACTCATTAGGTAAGCTTCTTTTCTTTTAGTTCTTTTCTTTTGTTTAAGCTTTGGATTGGTCTTCATGTTTCTTTCTAAGTAAATCTACAAGAAAGTCGTCATCACCTTTTTCTGCACTTAATTTAGTTAAAGGTTCTTGACCATCTTTATATGTTTCAATTGTTTTTATTCTAACAGGGTTAGTCATAAATACAGGAAATCTTTTATTACTTAAAGACTTGACCATAAAAAAACCATCTTCTGCCATACCAAATGTTTCTACTTCTGCCATACCAAATGTTTCTAAATTTTTAATGTCAATATCATCTGACCCTATTAAACAAAGTCTTAAATGATATACACCATCTAATGGTTTTACTGGCTGACCATTAATTCCTACTATCTTATCTGTCATTTTCAAATGTCTTATCGGTTGCATGATGGTCTACTTCTACAGGTGCTACTTCACCTTGTTGTCCATCATCATCAGCTAAACTATCTACACTTTCAGTATACATTTCATTTAACTTATTATTATTTCTAGTAATTTTTAATTTAAGGTGGTCTTTTAGTGCATCAATCTTTACATGAAGTATCTTATCTAAATGTTCATTAATACCATACATAGGTAAATCATTTAATGAAGATATAATTCTTCTAAAACCTCTTGCTCTTTTTTCTAATTGTGTTATCTGTGATTCGTTAGTCATAGTCTCTCTCCAATATCATTTCTAAATAGTGTATAGCTTTTTCTATATCTTTTCTTTTACCTTTTAATTTATGTCTACAAATATATTTAATAGCATTACCTTCTGCAAATAATAATTTATTTTCATTTACAAATTGTGCAGGTTGTATCTTCATACCTTTATAATGTGTACCATCTACTTGTTTATCTAAGCTATCGTAGTTTGTACTCTTAAACATATCTGTATTAGTCATTAATTGGTCCTTCTTCTGCCATTTTCTTTCTTCGTAATTGTTGTTCTGATGGCTGTAACATATCATTTAAATCATCAATTGTCAACTCTTTATTTCTTTTTAATTTTTTTACAATCCACTTATAACTCCAAGGTTGTAATCTAAAAGTATCACCATGATAGTAATGAGTTTGATTAGGCATAAAATTAAATACATTTTTATAATTAATCTTACTTGCTTCTTCTTTTGATAACAAAGATTGTAACCATTCAACTAAGATATGTTTAGCTTTTCTTCTTATAGGTTTCATTTGTTTTGCGTTCATATTCTTTTACTGTAGTTTGTTAGTTGTTCTTTGTATTGACTTGTTATCTCTTCTACTAAAGGTAGCTTAACTACATCAGCTAACATAGTATTCTTAGCTGCATATTTAAATACTCTTAAACCTTTACCATCATTAGTATCTGAATGACATTCCCATTTGTGAGGACAGAATTGACAACCAATAGCTAAAGTTTTATTACCATTCTTCTCTTCTTTAAATGGATAACATTTTTCTGGTGGTGTATCTTGCTCTAGTGATACTCTTAAGTCTGTTATTAATTGTTTAACATTAGGTTTAGCCATATCATCTGGTTTGTAAAAACATATATCACCATTTGATTTATCAACAACTAAGAACCCTCCTTCTTTTGTACCACATCCTGCTTCATATCCTGCTAACTGGGCATGATAACCAAAGGGGTCATCACCTACTATCTCACCTGATTTAAATTTCTTAAAACTAAATGAAGAAGCAGACTTAACATCACATATCTCTCCATCTATTATACTATCTATATGTCCTGACACACCTTCTACTTCTACTTTTCTTTGTTGGTCTTCTACTTTATGACCTGCTAACTCAGCTAAGTAAAGTACTAAGTGTTCAATGATATGACCATACAAGAATTTTAAATTCATTCCTGTGTCTTCATCTTTTCTATCTTTAGGACTATGTTTATCATACCATAGTTGTCTAGATGGTTTTCCTATTGAGGACATTCTTAGTTGTCCTTCTTTATCTGGTTTAACTCTTGGTGTATTCCAAGCTAACATAGCTTCTTTAATATTATTTAAGAATACATCCATGTTTTCATCTGTTATGTTCAGAGACTTACCTTCAGAGATACCAGAAATTAAAGATTTGATATCCTCTGCTAGTGTACTAATGTGTTTCTGACCAGTTGTTTCCGACTTTGTATTTTGCATTTAGTGGACACCTTACATTTAATTGTTTACCTGCTTCAATAATTGATTGTACTGCTAACTTTCCAAATTGTTCTGTCTTAGATTCTTCAACTTCATATTGGAACTCATCATGTACATTCACTACTGGGTAGGCTTTTATTTTATTTATACTAACATATTCTTCTAGCAATGTCAACGCATATTTCATAACAGTTGCACCTGCTCCCTGCAACAAAGTATTCAATGCTGCATGAGGATATCTTATTATTATTTTTCTTTGGTCGAGTCCTCTGACCCATCTTCTACTAGCAATTCGTTCCACTTTTTCTCGTAAGCTTCTAAGACTTGGTGTTGCTCTAAGAAATTTTTCTTTAATTCTTTCACCATCTCTTTCCGAACCTCCAATGATACTACCGATTTTTTTTGAACCTGCTCCATAGATGAATGCATAAATAAAAGTTTTGCTTTCATCTCTTGACTCCAAACCAGCAGCAATTTGATTTGTAGTGTGTATATCTCCATTAACGACTTCATGTATATAATCCTTATCATTCATGTAGTGTGCTAACATCCTCAACTCAAGTCCTGAAGCATCAACACCTACTAATTTATAACCTTTGTTTACTGTCCATAATGCCCTACATTCTTTGCCATAAGGAGAGTACACAGCAGGAATTTGAGCCATGTTGGGCGACTGATGGCTCATCCTTCCTGTTATTGTTCCATTGGTAATAACTTTGCCATGCACTCTACCATCTTCCTTAATAGCTTCTATCCAAGAACTGACTTGAGCAATTCTTTTCTGTAGCATTAAGAATCTGTTTATTAATTTAGCTTCAGGTATATTATGTATTTNAGATAATACTTTCTCATCAACAATCACATGACCCTTATCTGTTTTCTTCTTAGGTTTCCACCCAAGTAACATTAATCGTTCAGCAATCTGTTGNCTTGAACCTAAATTAAATTCTTTGTATTTAACTTTAATAAAGGGTACTCCCTTTACATAACCTCTTGCTTTGTTATTAGACTTAGGTACAAACTCTGTCTCTATTTTTAAAGGAGGGAAAGTTTTCTTACCTTAGTTGTTAGGTCATTCATATCTTCTTGAAACTTACATTGTAATTCATAAGCATCAATAACATTTATTTTAAATCCTGTGTCATGTTGTTTCTGAATTATCTCTGCAACTTTATGCTCTAACTCTATTGATTTTCCAAAGTCTTTTGTTTTAGTAATTAAAAACTTATATAATCTTTCTGTTAACTCTACATCATTCCTACAATATGTTAGCATCTCCTCAGTAAAGAAATCAAATTGTTCAAATGGTATCTTAGCTTGTCCTAACTTAGTACCCCAATTTTTTAATGAGTGTCCACCTTCTATCATTGGATTTAATAATCTAGATAGTACTAATGTATCTGTCTTCTTACAGTTAGCAAACAAATCATAACCAAATATTTTATTGACAACTGGTATATCAAATCCTAATATGTTATGACCTATTACTTCTTCAGTTTGTTTTATAAACTCTTCAAACCTATGTAAGTTATCTTCTCTAAACTGATAGTAAGTGTCATTGTGTTTACAAACAATACACCATATCTTATCAGCAGTCATGGTTGTTTCTATATCAAATATAACTTTATTAAAAGTCATCTGACTTTACCTCTGTTAATCTACCAGTATCTATATCATACCTTAAGTCACAACAAGGACCAGTTATACCTGAGAATCTATTCTTTAATACCCTTATCCTAGTGGTGTTCCTTATATCAGGGTCATCGTTCTGTGCGTCTCTCTCAAGCCCAATAACCATATCACTTAGCTGTCCTATACTAGCTGAACCTCTTAATTGTGATAGTGATGTTGCTGCACCTTCCTCATGTCCTTTACCATCTGGTCTTCTAAGGTGAGATACTACTATCATAGATACTCCTGTCTCTTGAACAAGTGTTCTAAGTCTAGTCATAATCTCATCTAATGCTCTTCTCTCATCACCATGCTGTTGGTCTGATACAATAATACTTATATGGTCAATGACTATATACTTACAATCTAAACCTTTAGCTAAGAACCTAACTCTTGAAACAATATTAT